TTCGACCAGTTCGATCCGGATACAGAGCGCGGACGGGCGTACGCATTCTACACGCCTTTTGAATGGAAAATCATTAAACCGGCGCGTTATAACGATGCGAAAACAAGCATCTATTGCACGCTGCAAGTGAGGAAATCATGAGAGGAATCGTGCTGCGCGAGGGTGATGATCATATCCGACGCAACGCCAAGCGGATGGGGCTATCGGTGGAGGTGTGCGAGGAGCTGATCACGCCATTCGATAAAACGCTGTTCTTCACCCCTGGGGTGAAACTGCCGTGGGATTTGTTGAGCGTGGGCTACGAGTTCCTGGAAAAGTGGGAGTGCGCCGCGCCGGTGTGGCGCTATGACACGCTGGCGGTGGACCTGGCCACGGGCGAGGAGCGAGAACGCACGCAAGCACTGCTGCGCGATCTGCGGGTACCCCTGTACGCGCACGAGTTGCTGTTCGTCAAAGATTCGCCGGGCGGGAACGCGCTGCTGGAGGCGTGGCAGGAAGAGCTGGCCTTGTTCGAAGGACGTGGCGAGCCACGACTGGCGTTCGTGCGTGCGCTGTATCGGGTCAAGCCGCTGTTTCTGGCGCTGCCTCGGAGCTGGCTGGGACAGGATCGCGCGACACGACACATCACGACGATCCCCAGGCCACAGGCGCGGCAGGAACGCGCGAACCGATTCGAGGCTGCCCCGATGGTCAAGGTGCAGATCGCGCCGGGGCGATTCGTCAAGTGCAAGCCAGGGGAAGAGGAAACGGTCAAAGCGGAATGGGCCAGGCGCGGCATGACGCGACGGGAGAGGCGGTTGGCTCGTGGTAAATGATCCGGTGCTGTGGGTCGATTTTGGCGAGCTGGGGCAGGCGGTGCTGCGCCGGAGCGTGGCGCAGGCGCTGAATCAAGGCCTCTTGGTGGACATTGCGGAGAAAAAGCAGCGCAAACAGTCCCAGAACAAGATGCGGCGCGGCTCAGAAAACAAGGGCGCGAGGTAGAGCATGTTTTGTACTGTCTCGGATGTGGAAGAGTTTCTGCAAATCACGATCCCCATGGACCTGCGCAGCGCGGCAGAGTCGGCTATCCAGCGCGCCACGGCGGCGATCCAGAATTACTGCCGGCAGGACATCGAGCTGGTGGAGGATGACGAGCTCGTGCTGGACTGCGCTGGCGGCACCAAGGTTTTTTTGCCCGAGCTGCCGGTGGTCTCGGTGGCGTCGGTGGTGGAAGATGACGAGACGCTGACGGTTAGCGACGATTACAAGCTGGGCCAGCACGGCATCCTGCACAGGATCGGCGGCTATTGGCCCAGCGGCATCCAGATCATTGCCGTGTGCTATACGCATGGACACAGCACGATCCCGGATGATGTAGTGGACGTGTGCATGAGAGCCGCGGCCAGGGCGTATCAGGCAGGGCTGCGCGCCTCCGAGGTGGATGGCGTGCCGGGCGTGTCAAGCACCGGGCTGGGCGATTACTCGGTGGCGTTCGGCGGGGACTCTGGCCAGGAGGGCGTGCTGGGTGCATCGGCTGCGCCGATCCTGCTGCGATCGGAAAGGCAGATGCTGAACAGGTACCGGATATGAGCGTGATCGCAAGCCTGCTGATCACCACGTGTGCGCAATCGCGACTGGTGCGCGTGTCGGATGGCCAGGGCGGTTGGCGCAAGACGTGGAGCTCGTTGGGCACGTTCGCGGGGCGGTTGCGACCGGCCAGCTCGAGCGAGCGAGAGGTGGCGACGCTGCAACAGCGAGAGGTCTCGCACGTGTTGTACGCGCTGGCCAGCGAGGACATTGCCAGGGGCGACCAGGTGGTAGCCGACGGCGTGACGGTCAAGGTGCTGGCGGTGCGCGAGCCATCGAGGGCGGGGCATCATCTGGAGATCGATTGTCTGGAGACGCAACTGGAGGAGCAGGCATAATGGCCGGTCGATTCGTGCGCAATCCCAGCGGAGAGCGGGCGCTGCTGAACCAGGTTACCCAACGCGCCAAGGACAACATGCAGTCCGCGGTGGATCACGTGGCGAGCCAGGCCCGCGCGAAAGCGCCGAAACGGAGCGGGTTGCTGGCCAGCGAGATCGCCGGCGAGGTGAGCATCGAAAAGGGCGTGGTGATCGGGCGAGTGGGCGTGATCAAGCGGAGAGCGGGCGCGTTCTATTGGCGGTTCATCGAGCGGGGAACGAGCAAGATGGCGGCCCATCCCTTCCTACGCCCGGCGCTGTTCAATAACCTGACTGAGATCGCGCGGCTGTTGGGAGTGAAGCGACGATGAACGGGCTGACGACGGCGATCTATGAGGCGCTGGCGAATGATACGACGCTGACAGACATGTTGGAGACGTACATGGGCGAACCGGCGATATTTTCCACGGATCCCGCGCCGGGGGATGCGACGCTGCCCTATATCGTAACGGCTGGGAACGTGGCGGACGCCGCGTATGACACGAAAACGCGGCAGGGGAGGCAGGTATGGCGAGACGTTAGGTGCTATGCCGCGGCAAACGGGTCTGCGGCAGTGGTGGAAGCAATGGCGGAGCGCGTGAGAGCGCTGCTGCATCGGCAACCCGTGGACGTGACGGGATACGACAATGAGGTGATCGAATGCGCCGGGCCGATCACACAGGATGATCCGGACGCATATGGCAGGATTGTGACCATCAAATTACTAGCAATGGAGGGATAACATGAACGGTGCGGATGTATTGTTGTTGGCAAACACGGGGACCGAAGCGGTGCCCTCGTACGAGGTGGTGGGCAGCCAGCGGAACGTCTCGTTTTCCGAGACGACCGCGAATATCGATTCGTCGTCCAAGGACAGTCGGGCGGCGGGCAATGAGCCGGGGCGCTATGCGAGCTCGCTGAGCCTGGAGCATCTGTACGTGCCGACGGACGAGGCCTATCAGGCGCTCAAGGATGCCATGCGCGACGGCGAAAAGATTCTGATCCGTCGGCAGGAGGAAGACTCGGCGCTGGAAGAGGCCAACTGTGTGGTCAACTCTATCTCTGAGGCGGCCCCAGACCAGGACGTCGCCACGGTGGCGATCGAGTTGACGGTGGATGGCGTTTGGACGGAACTGACTAGCTAATCCCGCGAGATGAACTGGCACAGCGGATAGATAGCGAAAGCTATGGTTAGAAGGAGCAAAGGACGAACATGGCAGCAGGAGCGAGGCGAGGCGAGGGCCTGATCGAGGCCGGTGGCAAAGAATATCAACTGTTTTTCAACAACAAGGCGCTGGCCGAGGCAGAGCGCGTGCTGGGCAAGAGCATGGGCGTGCTGGCGACACAGATTAGCACCGGGCTGATGAGCATCGGCGAGGTAGCGGACCTGATCGTGGTCGGCGCCAATGCGGCACGCCGCGAGTTTCGCACCCGCGCGGTCATGCTCAATCGTGATGCGGCACTGTCCATCATGGACGAGATTGGGTTCATTCCCTCAAGCCAGGCGGTGATCGAGCCACTGACTGAGGTGCTGATGTACGATCCGAGCGATGAGCGAGAGGATGAATCGGGGGAGGAGGATAGCCCCCCGGAGTAGGCGGCAACACCCTGGCGCCTGAGCAGCAAACAGTGGAACGGATGCTGCGCCAGGCGCTGGGGTTCGGCATCCCCGTCAGCGAGTTCTGGGCGATGAACGTGCCGGAAACGCAGATGGCGATGCAGGCCGCGGAGCAACGAGAGGAACGCGCCGACGAGGACAGGGCCTGGCTGGCCTGGCATATCGCGGCGTTTACCAGAAGCAAGACCATGCCCAGTTTGAGTGTGGCGCTGGGGCGGAACAAGACGCGCACGCTAACGCCGAATGAGGCGACGGCGCGTCAGGCCGAAATGACAGAGATGGCAGCAAGGATGGGAGTGCCAATAGTCGGTGACAGAAGCCCTAGGAACCGGGTACGTCGAAATACGAGCTGATCAAAAACAGCTCGAAAAAGACATAAGCAGCCTGGGCGAACAGATCAAGTCCAAGCTGACTGCTGCTGCCAAGACGGCTGGTGGCGGGCTGGATAGCTTTACCAGCAAGGCCAGCGCCGGTTTCGTCGATCTGGGTAAAAAGCTCGATGCCAACGTGATCGGCAAGGTCAAGGGCGCGGCCAGCGCGTTGGCGGGCCTGGGCAGCAAGCTGGTGCTGGGCGGGATCGGCGCGGTGACGGCTGGCATCACCGGCGCTGGCGCGGCGATCATCAAGCTGGCCAGCGATGCGGCCCCGCTGGAAAACGTGCGCAAGGCGTTCATGGGCATCGCCGAAAATGGCGGAGAGATGCTCGCCGCGCTCAAGGCTGGCTCGCTGGGCATGACCACCGAGACCAACCTGATGACCTCGTACAACAAGGCCGCACAACTCGTATCGACCACGTTCGCCGATCAACTGCCTGGCGCGATGGGCTACCTATCCAAGGTAGCTGCGGCAACCGGCCAAGACATGGGGTACATGATCGATTCGCTCGTGACCGGCGTGGGCCGTCTGTCAGGGCCGATCCTGGATAACCTAGGCATCCAGGTGTCCCTCACCGATGCTACCTCGCGCGCCGCCGAGATGTATGGCGTCGAGGCGGAAGCGCTGACCAAGACACAGGTGCAGGCAGGCATGATGTCGGTGGTGATGGAAAAGCTCGCCGCCAACACGGCCAATATGCCAGAGGTACAAGGCTCGCTGAACCAAAAGCTGGCTGCGGCTGGCGTGCTGTTCGCTGACACGAAGCAAAAGATCGGCGAGATGTTCATCCCGGTGCTGGGCGAGCTGGCGAACAAGGCGATGCCGCTGGTCACCGAGGGACTGGGGTGGATCAGCGAAAAGGCGCAGGTGGTGGCCACGTGGCTGGGCGAGAAATTGCCCGAGGTAGCTGGCGGGCTGGCGGCTATTTTCTCCGGAGACCTGGCCGGCGGGCTAACCCAGATCGGCGAGGCGTTCGGGCTGGCGCCGGACAAGATGGCGGCGTTCCTGGACAAGGTGAGCGAGATCGCCGGCGCAGTGGGCGATTTCGTCACGGTGGAGGTCGCGCCGTTCCTGGCTGGTTTAGCTGAAGGTATTGGAGCCGGGGCCGCTCAGATGAAACCGCTCGTTGAAGGATTCATCGAGCTGGGCGCGGCGATGGCTGCGTTCGTCGGCAATCAGTTGATTCCGTTTATTCAAGAACATGCTGAAGGATTCAAGGCTGCGCTGATTGCTATCGGTGTCATTTTGGCCGGGGCCGCCATCGTGGCTGGTATTCTGTCGATCTCGGCAGCTATCGCCGCGTTGGCAAACCCCATTACCTATATTGTGCTGGCTATCGCAGGCGTGGCTGCGGCCGTGGGGTTGCTGGTCGAGGCATGGGATAAGGACTGGGGTGGCATTCGCTCCACGCTGACCGATTTTTGGGAGAACAAGGCCAAACCGGCATTTGAGGCGATCAAGACCTGGTTGACCGTGGACCTGCCCCAGGCGGCGGGCACTGTGGCCTCCTGGTTTGAGGAAAAGTGGGCGGTGGTCTCTGGCGCGGTGGAAACGGCCAAAGCGGCCATCGGCACGGCGGTTGAGGGCATCGCCGCTGGGTGGGAGACGGCCAAAACCAACATTGGCGGCAAGGTGGACGCGGTCAAGGGCTGGTTCAGCGACACGCTGCCCAGCGCGGCCAGTGACATGCAAGCGAAAGTGTCCGGCTCGGTGGGCACGGCAGCGGACGCGATCAAGGGCAAATTCACGGCGGCCATGGATGAGCTGAACCCGCAGTGGCGCGAGGACTGGGAAGCGGTCAAGACGGCGGCCAGCGAAAAGCTAGAAGCGGCCAAGACGGCGATCAAGACCAAGCTGGACGCCACCAAGACCAAGGTCGAAACGTTCCTCACCGAGACCAAGGACAAATGGACGGAACGATTCGAGGCGATCAAGACCACGTCGGCGGACAAGCTGGAATCCACCAAGTCCTACATCGGCACCAAGCTATCCGGCGCATGGACCAAGATCAGCGGATTCCTGACGGACCTGAAAACGGAATGGAACGCGGCCTGGACCAAGGTGGTCACGGTGGTGAGCGAGCTGGGCGGCAAGCTGGTCGCTGCGGCTGGCGAGGCGCTGCGACCATTCTTGACGTTCATCGGCGAAAAGGTCGCGGATCTCAAAAGCGCGTTCACCTCTATCGACTGGGGCGCAATCGGCAAGGGGATCATCGACGGCGTAAAGCAAGGGGTCAAGGACGCGACGCAAGGGCTGATCGACGCCGCCGCTGGCGCGGTGAACAGCGCGCTGCAATGGGCCAAGGACAAGCTGGGCATCCACTCGCCCTCCACGGTGGCAGCGGAAGAGCTGGGCAAGCCGCTGGTGGAAGGCATCGCCGTGGGCATCGAGGGCGCAGCGCCCGAGCTGATGAGCACGGTCACGAAAATGATGCAAGACGTAGCAGGGCTGGGCAGCAGCCTGGCCACTGTGGCGGGCTATAGCCTGCAAGCGGGGCTTGGAACGGGCATACAGGCCATGATCGCGGATACAAGGACCGCTGGCAAGACGCTGATGGATTACCTCAAAACATGGCAAGAATCCACGGTGACCAACGTTACGGCAGGCGGCGAGGCGAGCGGACTGCTGGGCAAACTCTTCCAGCCCATCAAGACCATCATCGATGGCATCAAAGAAATGGACGCCTACCAGGCCACGACGGATATTGTCACGAAAACACAGGCGATGCTGGCCGCAGCTCGCGAGTCTGGCAGCATCCTGGTTCATTATTTCAATGTCTGGACCGAGACGACATTCGAGAATGTAGAGTCTGGCGGCAAAGCAGCGGACGCCATGTCCAAGCTGTTCCAGCCGTTCAAGACATTGATCGATGGCTTGACCGCGATGGACGCCTACCAGGCCACGGTCGACATTGTGGGGAAAACCCAGGCGATGCTTGCAGCGGCGCGTGAAGCTGGACAGGGCCTGGTAGACTATTACATGTCCTGGGATGAGACCACGCTGGCCTCTTGGGCGTATGCGGGCAAGGCCGCGGATGCCATGAGCAAGGTGTTCTCGCCGTTCAAAACGCTGATCGATGGGCTGACGGCGATGGACGCCTACCAAGCCACGTCGGACATTGTCAACAAAACCCAAGCCATGTTGGCAGCGGCGCGTGAAGCTGGACAG